CATTACATGTAATTCCAGAACTTGAAATTCCTGCATGGTGGCCTAGAATAATTGTTGGAGATTGGGGCTATGCAGCAATGACATGGATTGGATTTGGTGCAATAGCTCCTAATAAAAGACTTTATGTCTATAGAGAGTTATGCTATCGAAGAATTAAGATTGAAGAATGGGCACCAGAACTTAAATGGTATGCAGAGCGTGAGAATGTAAAACTAATTAAGTTCTGTAAATCAACTGGTCAAGAGCGTGGACAAGAACATACAATTCAACAACAGATTGAAGAAGCATTAGGTAGACCAATTGAATTAACTAATAATATGCCAGGCTCACGTATCGCTGGCAAAATGTTAATCCATGAATTCCTTAGATGGAAACCAAAGCCTAAGTTACCAGTAGAAGCATTACCGCCATACAGTGAGGAAACTGCTTTAAGAATTTACAGAGCTAAGGGTCAACAATCTTATGAAGAATATTTAAATTTGTATTCACATCATGAGCCAGAGGAAGAAATTATTCCTCGAATGTTGATTACTGAGAACTGCCCTGTATTAATTGAAGCTATCAAAACTTGCACATATGATAGAAACCGCACAGAAGATATTGAAGCGTTTGATGGAGATGACCCTATCGACTCTTTGCGTTATATGTGCGACGCCGCAGATAGTTACGTAAGAGATTCTGTAATGGAATTCAATAGAATTCAGAAACAAGAAGTTCTTGCAAAATTACTTGAATCAACAAATGATTGGACTGGTTTCTATCGTAATATGAGAAAATTAGAAAGTAATGATGGAACTAAAGCTATTCAGAGATATCATAGGAGAAAACATTGAATTGGTATAATAAGTTGGCACACGCGCTTCATCATCTGTTCACTCCACATTGTGCTCGCTGTGAATCACTCCAACAGCGGACAATGGAGTTGAGACATGAACAGAAATTAGAGTTGCGCGTGTGCCAAAGTTGTGAAACTTTAAAATCTCAATTAGAATTTCAGAATTTATTAATTCGAGAATTAACTCATAGGTCTGAAACTGAAGTAGTTAATTCAGATAACTTCAAACCTATCGCACCCAAACATATTCCTTGGGCAGTTAGACGCGCACAATTAGAACGAGAAGATAGAGAGTTAGCTGCAAGACTTCGTGCTGAAAAGACTAGAGAAGTAACAGCAGATAACCTTGACGCTGAACTTGAATCATTAGGTAATAAATAATGCCTGCTAATCCTCTCGAATGGCTCGGCGCAATAATGCCTAAAGCTCCACGTGTGTCTGAAAGACAACGTCAAGTTCATGGAAAAAAAACACAAGAAGAAGTAATGGAACGACGTAGGCAACATCCTACTCGTGCAATGATTGAAGATACAATGGAAGCGTTAGGAGAATTAACTGGTGGATTCATTGGAACCAGTGGAAAAGATGATTCTTATTTAGGTGGAATAGGAGAATTAGCTGGTGCAGCTTCAGATGTAATTCCAAGTAAACTTGCTGCTAAAAAAGCAATCACATCATTAGCTGGATTACCATTTCTTTCTTATGTTAACAGAGGACTAGTTCCTAAAGGCTATTTAGTTCATGCAACTAGAGATGCAAAGAAACTTCTTCCAGAAGGCGTAATTGATGAAAGTTCATTACGTGTAGGTTCTCATGGACAGGGATTATATACTTCTCCTAACACAAATTTGACAAATGATTTTTGGGAAGGTATGTTAGATGAGGGAATGCCGGAAACAGGAGCTAGTATTCCTGTAGTTCCAGAAGCTAAAAATGTTTTAGATTTAGTAAATCCAGACCCTCGTGATATTCATCAAGTTATGAAAAGTATGCATCCGGAATCTGAAAAGAAATATATAAATTATTATAATATGTTAATGAATGGTGAAGTTCCAGGATTTCAAGGAAGAAGATTTACTAGTAAAGAAGCTTATCAAGAACTAGGAAAAATTATGGGATTAGGAGAACGTGATGCTACCCGTGCAGGATTTGATGCAGTAAGATATCCTTATGTTGGTAGTGAAGCATGGATGATTCCTAATACTACACCCATGAAAAGTCCGCAGGGTGTTCCATTAAATATTGCTGCTGGTGGAGTTCCTTCAACTCCTGCAACTACACTTACTCCAGATTTAGAAGTTTCTGGCCCTACTCGTAGACCTCCTATTCCTAGAAGTAGAGGTGCGCGTGCGGCTGCTGCGCCTACAATGCAAGCGCAATCTCCATCAACTTTATCATCTGCTGTATCAATAACTCCTGGAGTAGAAACTACTCCATCTGTTCCGAGCATTCCTGTCACTCCTACTTCTACTCCTAAACCTACTATTCTTTCTACAGGTCAACAACCTCCAAGATTAGTTAAACCTGAGAAGAAGATGAGTGTTGCAGAATTGATGTCTGTTCCATCTAATCTAACTCCTGAGCAGGAAGCAGTTAAAAAGAAATTAATGGAAGATATTAAGAAGCGAATGAATAAGTAGGAGGATATCATGCCGTGGAAACATGCTAAGTCAATGGAAGTGCATTGGTGGGAATCTGGAGACCCTAGTGCTGTTTCTGAAGCTGTAGTTGAAGTAGAATTTCCTAACAAGAGTAGGAAATTTCTTACAGTTCAGATTTTAAGAGTATCAAATAATTTCAATACTCCAGGTCAACTCCCAGCTAATTCTGTTTATCGTGAGATTGCAGAAGATAATGCTGTGCCAGAAGATAAAGTAAAAGCTAATTTAAATCCTCCCGGAACGAGTTATAAGGCACCAGATGCCAGCAAAAAGTAGTAAGCAATATAAATTAATGCAAGCTGCTGTACACGGAGCTTCTGATAAAGTTCCGGAAGGTGTAGCTAAGGAGTTTATTAAGAAAACTCCTAAGACTTTGCGTGAACGCTTCATGAAGAAAAAGAAGTAATGGCCCTTACAGTTAAGAAATCTGACGACGACCGAACTGAATCATTACTTAAACAAGTAGCTGAAGACTTCTGGAAAGAAGACCAAGCTACTCGTGAAAGACAAGTGAGACAGTGGAGGAGATTAAAGTTACTATGGGAGGGTTTTACTCGAACATGGTATAGTGAAGTCGCGCATGATTGGAGAATTTATGACCCACAGGCGGCGGACGATAATGGTCAGGAAAGTTATTATGATAAGCCTGTTAACGTATTCCGCGCTTATCTTGAGTCTATTATTGCAGCTCTGTCCGTCACTGTTCCAGCAATAAAGTGCTTTCCTGATGATGCAGATAATACTCTTGATAATCTCACTGCAAAAGCAGGAGATAAAATTGCTAAATTAGTATATCGTCATAATGATGTTAATCTTCTTTGGCTTCAAGCACTATTTATTTATTGCACTGAGGGAATGACTGCCGCATATACTTGCACTAAGGAATCTGAAGAATATGGAGAAATTAAAGAACCTAAATATGAAAATATAGAAGAACTTCATGAATATTCTATTTGTGATGCATGTGGTCAGCAATTGTCTGATGTAGTAATTTCTGAAGAATTAGAACATCAATTTAATCCAGGTGATGAAGATGTTCCTACTCAGGAATATTTTCAAGATGGTGAGGAACTCTGTCCAAACTGCATGATGACCATGCAGCCACAACTTCAACAGAAGAAATTAATTGTTTCACGTATTGTTGGAACTACTTCTCAACCAAAATCGCGTGTAAGTATTCAAGTTTTTGGTGGCCTTTATGTAAAGGTTGCCAATTATGCACGTCAACCTAAAGATACTCCATATTTATTTTGGTCATTTGAAACTCATTATGCTGAAGCTCGTGAAAAATATCCAAATATTCGTGATTGCATTCAGCCAGGTGAAAATAACTCAAGTGAACCATATGAGAGATGGGCTAGATTAAGCCCACAATATCAAGGTGAAACTCCTATTAATCTTGTAACTGAACGTCATGTTTGGTTACGTCCATGCGCTTTTCAGTCCTTACCAGATGAAGAAGATGTAAAATTTTTAAAGAAGAAATTTCCTAATGGTGCTAAGGTCATCTTTGTTGATACTGAGATTGCGGAGTATTGCAATGAAAACCTCGATGACATGTGGACCATTACCCGTAACCCCTTATCTGATTATATCTATTTTGACCCTCTGGGCATGTTGTTAACATCAGTCCAAGAGATTACAAATGATATCATTTCTTTAACTTTGCAGACAATTGAGCATGGGATTCCACAAACATTTGCAGACCCAGCAGTATTAAATTTCAATGAATATGGCCAGCAGGAAACTTCTCCCGGTGCAATTTATCCTGCAACTCCTAAGTCTGGAAAATCTATGGGAGATGCTTTCTATGAAGTTAGAACTGCAACTCTTTCTCAAGAAGTATTACCATTTGCTAATCAAATTCAGTCTTTAGGTCAGACTGTATCTGGTGCTCTGCCATCATTATTTGGTGGAGATATTCAAGGAAGTAAAACAGCTTCTCAGTATTCAATGAGCCGCGCACAGGCTCTACAGAGACTTCAGAATACTTGGAAAATGTATACAATGTGGTGGAAGCAGGTATTTGGAAAAGTAATTCCTGCTTATATTGAATGTATTGTTGATAAAGAAAAGTATGTTGAAAGAGATTCATCAGGTAATTTCATTAATGTTGTAATTCATCGGTCTGAATTAGAAGGTAAGATTGGACAGATTGAATTAGAAGCTAATGAAAATCTGCCTATTACATTTGCTCAATCTAAAGATGTAATTATGCAAATGTTACAAAATCAGAATCCTGTAATTCAGCAAATTTTGATGGACCCTGAGAATTCTCCATTACTTTATGAGGCAATGGGAATTCCTGATTTACGTATTCCTGGACAAGATTCTAGGGATAAGCAATACGATGAAATTAAGATGTTACTTCAGAGTGAACCTATTGAGCAACCGCCTGATATGTTTGCTGTTGAAGATGCACAAATGGCAGGATTGCCACCGCCAGAACCTATTCCTACTCCTTCTGTTCCGGTAGAATATTTTGATAATGACCAAGTTGAATTAGAGATTTGTATTAAGTGGATTAATTCTGAAGCCGGTAGACAAGCTAAAGCTGAAGCTCCAGCAGGATATGAGAATGTGATATTACATGCACGTGCTCATAAAGACCAGATTCAAATGAAAATGATGGAAGAAGCACAAAAACAAATGGAAATGCAAATGGCTACTATGCCTCCGTTGCCTCCTGGTGGTGATGGTGCTCCACCTCCTGAGAAGCCAAATCAGCAAGACAAAGAAGCACCCATAACTGGAGATGGTGATGTTCAAGTTCATTAATTTATTATTTGCTCCTGAAGATACTACAGGTGGTGGAAAAGCTGTAATTGTAGATGATAAGGCATTTACTCAACAGGGATTAGAAGATTTTCTTAAAGATGATGAGGAAACTCCTGAAGAAGAACCAGAAGTATTAGATTTAAAACCAGAGAAAGTAAAAAAAGATGAAAAAGAAGACGACGAAGCAAGAGATGAAGATGAAACTGAAGATACTGAAAAAGAAGGTGAAGATGATGAAAAAACGTTAGAAGATGAACTTGAGGAAGATTTAGCTGAACCAGATGAAGATAAACTTGAAGCTCTAGTTACACCCGTTCGGCGTAAGGAAATTCTTACGAAATATCCGAATTTATTCAAGGAATTTCCTTACCTTGAACATGCGTATTATAGAGAGCAAAGATATACAGAAATTTTTCCGACTATTAAAGAAGCAGAAGCTGCTGTTGGAAAAGCTGACACTTGGGATAAATTTGAGGGTGAATTAGAATCAGGTGATTTAAAAGGTATTCTTGGTGCTTTAGCAGAACATAATAAGAATGCTTTCCATAAAGTTGCTGATACTATCCTTAATGATATTGAAAATATAGACCCCGCTGTTGGAATGCATATTTATTCAGGTATTTCTAAACGAATTATTGAAATGATGGTTGAAGCTGGAAATACTCAGGGTAATGAATCATTAAAAGCAGC